CCAAAGAACAAACAATATTACTGAATACATAGAACTACATAAAAACAAAACAACATGAAACTACTAAAACAATGCTCCTTAGATGGAGTGACTAGACGAAAAGACAAGAGCTTAAAAATTTCATTTATTACAAGCCTAGAGCAGTCCAGTACAGAATTAATGGAAGTAGATAAGCTACTAGACTCAAACGGAATACTATACTACAAAGATAGCGAAGGACTAAGCACAGACGAAATAAACCAAATTGATAAGGTTGTACTAGACAAACCATCAGGTAAAAGCAAAGCCGAAAGACTAAGAAATGCGCTTTATATTTTATGTAAGCAAAAGAAAGGGAGCGACCCTACAAAGGAGCAGTTTGCAGAATGGTATAGTAATAAAATGGAGAAGTTTATACAGCACGTAATAGGGCAACTAGATGAAGTATAATAATGATTTTAAATATGACTTAGAAGTAGGGCAAGTAGGGGAGAAGTATCTAGGCAATATATTACAGTCAAAAAAGATAGAAGTTAAAACAGATTTACAAGCTCATAAGACTGGTAACATATTTATAGAGTATTACTCACGAGGTAAACCTTCAGGAATATCTAAAAGTGAAGCAGACTTTTACGCTTTTATATTGTCAAATGAAAAGATAGTTATAGTTAAAACTACTGAGCTAAAAACTATTTGCAGGAGATACATAAACACAAAGAGAGATATTAACGGAGGAGATTCGAACACCTCAAAAGGAATATTATTACCAATTAAAGAACTATTATTTTAATGCCACGCTGTAAAATTTGCAAAGATAAATTTGAGCCTAAGTACTTTCTCCAGAAAGTTTGCTTAGAACCTAGCTGTATTTTAGAATGGAAAAACAAAGTAAAAGCCAAAGAGTGGAAACAAGAAAAGAAAGTTTTAAAAGAAAAGCTAAAAACTTATAGCGACCATGTTAAAGAGCTTCAGGTAATAGTAAACAAATACGTTCGCTTAAGAGATAAGGACAAAGGATGTATAAGCTGTGGAACTCCATTAATAGGAAAGTATGACGCAGGACATTATTACTCCTGCGGTTCTTATCCAGAGTTAAGATTTAATACAGATAACATACATGGGCAATGCGTTCATTGTAACCAATGGAAACACGGTAACTTAATAGAATATACAAAGAGGTTGCCTTTAAGAATAGGAGAGGTAGAATTCCATAGCTTAGAGGTTAAAGCACATATACAACAAAAGTATTCTATTCCTGAGCTTATTAAAATGAAAGTAATTTATAAGGATAAAATTAAAAAGTTATAAAAAAATTAGGTAGAGTAAAATATTCTATTTAAAATTGCAGACATAAACTAAAATTAAAAACTATGAACGAAATGAATTACGAAGAATTTGTTAAAAGTAAAAAACATTTATTAGGTAGCTTTGGGTTTGAACCTAACTACATTCCAGATATGGCTTTTGACTTTCAAAAAGAAATAATAACACGAGCAGTTAAGAAAGGTCGTATAGCTGTATTTGCAGATACTGGATTAGGTAAAACATTAATACAATTAGCCTTAGCTCAAAATGTAGTAAACCACACAAAAGGAAAGGTATTAATATTAACTCCTTTAGCTGTAGCTTTTCAGTTTATTTTAGAAGCTGAAAAGATGGGTATAACAGATATTGAATATTCAAAGGATGGAAACCACACAAAGAGTATAGTTATTTGTAATTATGAAAGGCTACACTATTTTAATAGCGAAGATTTTAAAGGGGTAGTATTAGATGAGAGCTCAATACTTAAAAACTTTGATGGTAAAATTAAGAATCAAATAACCTCATTTGTTAAAAAGTTACCTTATAGATTCCTTTCAACAGCTACACCTAGTCCTAACGATTTTATAGAATTAGGTACTAGCTCCGAGGCTTTAGGTTATATGGGTTATATGGATATGCTAGGAAAGTTCTTTAAAAACAACCAAGGCAGTATAGCGAAGCAAAAAAGGCAAATAGGAGAAAAGTATTATCTAAAGCCACACGCAGAAATATCTTTTTTTGCATGGGTTAATCAATGGAGTATTATGATAAAAATGCCTAGCGATATTGGATATAGCAACGAAAGGTATAACCTACCCAAACTAATAAACAATACGCATATTATTAAAAATAATTCTTTGTTAGATTGTAAAGGACAGATACAAATGTTTAACGTAATAGCTAAAAGTTTTCAAGAGGTTAGACATGAGCAAAAGCAAACCATAGAGGATAGATGTAAAAAAGCTGTAGAATTAGCTAAGGGTAAAACATCTGTATACTGGGTAAACCTAAACGATGAAAGCAGCTTAATAAAACAACTAGATACAGAAGCAGTAGAGATACTCGGTAGTATGTCAATAGAAAAAAAGGAGAAAATACTTTTAGACTTTGCGAATGGAGATATTAAAAGAATTATAACTAAAGCTAAAATGACTGGGATGGGTTTAAACTGGCAGCATTGTAATCACTCTGTATTTTTTCCTACATATTCCTACGAACAGTATTACCAAGCTATTAGAAGGTTTTGGAGATTTGGACAAAAAAACGAGGTAACTATTGATATGGTTATTTCAGATGGACAAACCAGAGTACTAGAAGCTCTTAAACAAAAGACACAAAAAGCAATAGACTTATACGAAAATTTAACAAAGAATGTTAACCAAGTATTTGAAGATAAAAACAAAGAATTTAACAAAGAAATAATTAAACCAAAATTTATATAACTATGAAAAACAATGTAAAAGACCAATTAGTAACAGATGAATACGCTATTTATAATGGAGATTGTATGTCTGTAATGCCAACTTTAGAAGATGAAAGTATAGACCTTTCTGTTTATTCTCCTCCATTTGCAGGATTATATAATTATTCAAGTAGTGAGAATGATTTTAGCAACTGCGAAAGTAAAGAGCAATTTTTAGAACAGTACGAATACTTAATTAAAGAGGTAGCTAGAGTAACAAAAAAAGGGCGTATTACTGCTGTACATTGTACGGATGTTTTCGATAATACTTGTAGGCTTTGGGACTTTCCAAATGAGATAATAAGACTACATACTAAATATGGTTTTGAGTATAGAAACCGTATAACAATATGGAAAGAGCCTTTAAAAGTACGAATGAGAACTATGGTAAGGAGTTTAATGCACAAATTTATAGTAGAGGATTCTACAAAATGCTTTACCGCTATGCCTGACTATGTTTTAATATTTACAAAGAAAGGAGATAACGAAGTCCCAGTAACGCATCCAAACGGACTAAGTAAGTATTTTGGAGAAGTACCAGTACTGCCAAATATTTTAAGAGCATGGAATAATGCTAATAAGACAGATTTAAACGAGGACGAATTATGGGAGTACTTGAATAAAAATTTCAAAGACCATAAAGACCCAAAGAGTAATAAATTAAGTCATTATATTTGGCAGCGCTACGCATCTTCTGTATGGGATGATATAAGAATAGATAATGTATTACCCTTTAGAGACTCAAGAGAGGAGGATGACGAAAAGCACGTACATCCATTACAGCTAGATGTTATAGATAGGATAGTAGAAATGTACAGTAATAAAGGAGAGGTAGTTCTTACTCCTTTTATGGGAGTAGGTAGTGAGGTTTATAGTCCTGTTTCTTTAGGTCGTAAAGCTATTGGTATAGAGTTAAAAGATAGTTATTTTAAACAAGCTAAGATAAATTTATCTCTAACTAAAGAAAGGTTTAAAGATGAAATTAAACAGCTAGAAATATCTTAATGCAATCTAAGAAGCATAGCATAATAGAGAGCGTAGCTAATACCGTAATAGGGTTAGTTACCTCTTTTATTATTCAAATAATAATATACCCTTTGTTAGATATTCCAGTAACCATATCGCAAAATGTAATAATTACTTTTGTTTTTTTTATTGCTAGTGTATTAAGAGGGTATTTAGTTAGGAGATATTTTAATAAAAAAGAATGAGCCTAAAGAAACCTAAATCTAGTAATTACGTTATCAAAAATATAAGACAAAAAAAATTACTATATTTACAGACGTGAACGAGGAGTTTATAAAAGAAAAGAGGCAAGTAATAGAAACTGCCTGCAAGAATATCTGTAAGCATTCTGACATTTGGAAAGACTTAGCGCAGGAGGTTAACATATATTTTTTGACTAATGAGCTACCGAATAACCTCAACAAAATAGATGGCTTTATTTTCGTGGTGGCTTATAAGATGTTTCACTTGTCGGGTAGCGAGTTTAACCGTTTGCATTTTGACAATGTATTAAGAGAATCTACAGAACTTGACTACTTAAAGTCAAAAGATATTCCTTACATTAGCAATAACGTTTATAAGGAGTACTTAGAGCAGGTTAAACAGTTAGATGAAATGGAACGTATTTGGGTCGAAGAAATAGTAAAGAGAAACCTATCTATAAAACTATTCTCAGACCATACAGGAATACACAGAGCCACAGCAAAAGAACGAATGGAAAGCATTTATAACAAATTAAGAAAGCAAAACAAATGAGCATAATAGTAATATCAATACTGGCGATACTAGGATGGACTAGCCTATTCAAACAAACCTTTTCGACTAAGGAGGGTTTTAGATATGTTTACCAACCGATTAGTAAGATACTTTACACTTTAGACTTTAAGCCTGTGAGCTGTGCTTATTGTTTGTCTTTCTGGATAGGTATAGCTTTTACTATTGTATTTATGGACATTACTTACATGGTTATATTTTTATACTTTGCAAAACAAGATTAATGAATTACAGAGAGTTAAAATGGGGAGCTTTAAAGAGCTATGCTACTAAGCTAGGAATAAACACTAAGGGAATGACTAAGGTAGTTCTATTAGAGTGGTTGGATGCTATGCCCGATGTAGCACATGGAATAGAGGAGCTAACACCATTTACAGGAATAAAGCAAAGCCACCCTTTGTTTGAGGAGTTAAGGCCTTATCTACCATACTTGAAAGCGTATAAAAAGTTGAATGCTATTAGTAGAGACCCAAAAGTTAATAAAGCAATAGCTACTTTATTTTTGAAGTATATTGAGGAGGATAAAAATATTAGATTGAATCTAGGTTGTGGAATATGTAAACAGAGATATTACCAAAGAATGATAGCAGGCTACAATAAGCTAGTTGACAAGTATGGAGCAGGAGAACGTATATAGCTATTGCTTAGAAGTACATGAGGATGGTAACTTATACATGGTAACTGAGTATATGAATGGTTACATTACGATATGGGCAGCGAATGCCACAATAGAAACAGATGGAGAAGTATATTTTATAAATTTATATGAAGATTAAACGTAAACACTATAAAGCCCTACAGTATGCTTCACTTATTCAAAGGTGGAAGTATCTACCCAGAAACTTTATATTTCAGGTAGTGCAAAATAGCGAGGTAAACGAACAGATGTTAAACAGAAATAGAATAGAGCAGAATGGTAAAAGAATTTGAAGAAATGGATTGGTCAAAAGAATACACATATAAAAATAAAAAGATATACATTAGCCATGAAACTAAGAAGTATATTTTATGCTCATTCTATGAGAATGGGAAGGGTACTTTTAAACTAGACAAAACAGAATTTCATGGGTAGTGCCTTAGTGAATAAATGGCAAAGTAAACTAAACTTAAAAGAGTGGACTTTCTTAATACAAGAAATACAACCTACCCAAGTAGTTTACGATAATGATTGCCTAGTTAAAGATAGGTACTTTGTAGGGATAGAAATAGACCAACAGAATAAGGTAGGCACTATCTACCACGATAGACAACTAACAGAAGCGGACATTATACATGAACTACTGCACGTTAAGCACCCAAACAAAAGCGAGGACTGGATAAACAAAACAGAAAACATAATACTAAACAATGGATAAGGAGCTTACACCTAAAGAACAAAAATTTGCAGAGCTATGCGTTACACTAGGTAATCAAACAGAAGCGTATAGACAGGCTTATAACCCGACTAATAAGGATGCTGAGTGGTTAAAAGTAGAAGCGTCTAAGTTAGCAAACCAACCTAACATAACCCTAACTATTGGAATCCTAAAGGGAGAGCTATCAGAAACACATGGAATAGACAGAGCTTTTATCTTACAAGGCTACTTGCAAATTATAAGCGATGCAGATTATACCTTCCAGTTAGGAGCAGATAACACGCTAACCAAAGAAGATAAGCAAGCCTTTTATAGAATCATGAACCAAACTAAGAACACCGACAAAATACGAGCTTTAGAAGCAATATCTAAAATGATGGGATTAAACGAGCCTGAAGTGATAGAGCATAAGCATACGATTAAAACACATACAACATCTTGGAATACATAAGCTATCGGACACACTAAGCTATACAACCCACACGCTAAACAGCTAGAAATACATAAGGCACTAGAAACAGATATTAAATACTGCATAGTTTCTATAGGTCGGCAATTTGGTAAGTCAACACTAGGAGAAAACCAATGTATTAAATGGGCGTTAGAGAATGCTTCATGGCAAATAGGTTGGGTAAGTCCAATATACAAGCAAGCTAAGAAAGTATTTAAAGACATGGAAAAGGCTTTGCAGGGTAGCCCATTTGTAACCAGTATTAATAAGGGAGATTTAATAGTAGAGTTTGACACAAAAAGCTCTATACAGTTTTATAGTGCAGATGCCTACGATAGTATTAGAGGCGAGACATTTGATGCTTTAATATGTGATGAGTTCGCATTCTTTAGACCAGAAGCATGGAACGAAGTCTTAAAAGCTACTGTATTAGTCAGAGGTAAGAAAGTTTTAATACTATCAACTCCAAAGGGTAAGAATCAATTCTATAATTTGTTTAACCTAGCAGAGCATAATCAAAACTATATTTCATTTAGAGGTAGTTCATACGATAACCCTTTTATAGACCCCGAAGAAATAAGAGAAGCAGAAAGGAACTTACCAACCCACGTATTTAAGCAGGAGTATTTAGCGGAGTTCTTAGATAATGGTAGCTCAGTATTCA